TGACTCCAACAACGTACCGAAAGGCGCGTGGAAAAGAGTCTGGATGCGATTAGATTCAGCGCAGTATAAACACCGGAAGAGAGCTCTCAATGCGATGATGGTATACGCAGCTATAGTACTACCTAAGCGTGCGAGTCCAACACCTACACAGGAACATAAGTTCTTGTCAAGTGTGAATTTAGCCAAGAAAGATCATACGGCCAGATTCGACAAACTCGACAAATCTCTGGAAAAGGGTATATTTTTAAAAGGTATAGATAAGCTTGTATACACTTTACGCGATAATCGCTGGAAGGTGGATAACGGTATATCTAAAGTGCCTGATATTCAGCAATGGATATCACAAAAATATACTCATTCAGAGCGCGCAGCACAAGGGGCAGTGAAACATATAGAACGATTCCTAATTCAGGATCGATTCTCAGAGTTTTACTACTTCCCTAGTGTAATAAAAGCTTTAGGTAGATTAGGTGTAAATGATATGTGGAAAACCTTCCACGCGTCTAATCCCAGACTATGGGAAAAGGCGAATATTGCACCTGATTGCATCGGAGTGATAGGTAGCTCACAAGAGCCTGGCCTAAAATTCAGAGCATTCGCATCTCCTAACCTTGTATTACAGTGTGCTATGGAACGACTAAAGATGAACTTGATGTCAGCCCTTCGTGTACTGCCGTGGGATTGTACCCATGATCAGGACGCTGGAGTAACCCAAGTTATGAAGTGGTTAGGGCGTGGAAAAACATGTTTTTCTGTAGATCTTCGCGATGCTACAAATAACATGCCATCTGTGCTCCAAACCGCCATACTCGCTTCCTTAGGAGTATGTGAGGAAGACATCCGGCTTTTTGAGCTGGTATCAGAGAGTCCTTATATGTGTATGTGGAACAAGAAAGTAATTTCTTGGAATTGGGGTCAGCCCTTAGGGGCAGGTCCTTCATTCGCATGCTTCGCTCTAACACACGGTGCAATTGCCTTAGAGGCAGTTGAACGTGCGAGCAAGTATGACTCCCATGTATCACATGAAGATTTCTTGATATTAGGTGATGATTTCATCACCTGCAGTCCTTCTCTTCATAAAGAGTATCGGCACTTATTAGGATTACTTTCGTGTCCTATTAGTGAAGATAAATCTCTTACATCTGATATAGCTGGTGAGTTCGCTGGAAAACTTATACTTGCGGACCATGTTTTCCATGGTTTCAAGTTTAAGGAAGTAAGCGATCTCAGCTTCATGAGCGTCGTTAGATCATTGGGTCACCAGGCGATTAATCGGCAGCTTCTATCAAAGAAGCAGCTTGATTATTGTAACCTGGTTAAGGAACTTCCCGAACCTTTCGGTTTAGGGTTCAATCCCAAAGGTAGGCCTTTTGAGGAGAGATATGAAGAATATCTAGCCTTAGAAGACTTTCGATCGCATATGAAGCGTGATACTATGCCTGTATCAGTGATCAACACGATCACTAAGTTTAGGTATTTGAGTAATAGCATGCTACTACGCAAATACTGTGACACGGATGCGGTTGCACTCGAACAAGAGTTTGAATGCAACAATGGAATACTATCTTTGAAAGATATTATCCATGCAAACGTTACAGGCGAGATCAAGACGCATATTATGATTGGTTCGAC